AAAAAAAAGAGTTTTATGAAAATGATAATACCAAAAAAGATAATAAAAATATATCAAATAAAAAATGTATAGATAATAAATGTTCATTAGATTATCCTGAAATGAAAAATAATGATAGTATTAAAAATGAAAGTATTAATAGTATAAAAATTAATACATGTGGATTACAACCTTATATTACACCAGAACATTTAATGGCCGTTCAAACAAATATATTAGATAATAATACATATAATGATGAAATTTCAGATGTTAATGTACTTCCCGATGAATATAAAAATCTCAATGTGTATAAATCACAAGGATTAAATACAGGAAATTACCATTTAAATGGTTATGATAATTATAATATAGAATATGGAACTCTTGATTTTAAAAATCTCTTTGATAATTAGAATTATATAATGGTAAACGAAAAATTTGTTTCAAAAAATGAAAATGATGAAATAGTCAAAAATACATTTATTATTTTTGGATATGTCTTAGTATCTATAATGGTCGTAGTATCATTAATATGGAGTTATAACTATAATAATAATTTATATCTATTTGTTGTTATATATAGCATAATTATAATATTATATACGGTTGTTATTGTATCTTTAGTTGTTATTAATAAGGAAAAATACGACAACATTACTTATAGATTGTTATTTAGTTCAACAATTTTTACAATATTTTTAACATTTATAATTGGAGTATTTTTTATTTATAAATTTTTTTCAGTTCCTAGTTTAAAAAATAAAGAAGAAATCATAAATTACTCATATAAATACGGAAACGATAGAAGATATTAAATGTATGTTAATATTGATAGTATATATAATATACTAAATAATGACACAGTTTTAATCAAAATATCATATGACATTAATGAATCGTATAAATATTCAGGAAATTTTTCATAAATTGTGTTAAATAAAGGAGTATTATATAATAATAATACTAAAATCACAATTGTTAAATTCTTTTTAACTAATTCTATATCAAAATAATTTTTTTTATCAATATCACTAATATTTTGCGAATTAACATCACCATATTGTTGTTGCGAGTAATTATCTATTACGTTATAATTACTATTTATATTATTATGTTGCGACTGCTGTGGTGGTTGTTGATGTTGATGTTGATGGTGTATTGGATTTATATTTATAGATGGTTGGTTATTATACTCACTCATATCCTCATATTTTTGAGGAATAATATTTTTTTCTATTTTATTTTTTGAAGAAAATTCATCGCGAAATTCATTTAATACATCTTGAACAATTGGATCATTAATATCATTATTTTCAACTGTTTTTACATTTTGATTAACAGGTAAAGTTTTTGTAGGTGTCGACATTATAAGATGAATACTAATAAATTATTATATTTTGATATTTTGTATTAAAACGCAATATCATAAATTATAATGTAATTATTTCTTTATACATCTGCCAGATAATGGATTACATTTTTTACCAATATCTTCACATTCTTTAATTTTCTTTTCTGAACATTTATTAACCGGTACGTTTTCACCTTTTTCATTTTCTTTCTTATCTTCTTTAACTTCATCCTTTACCTTTTTCTTTGCTTCTTTCTTTAGCTTTTTACATTTACCAGTTTCTAAGTCTCTTATTTCATCTTCTTTGCATTTTTTTACACAATTGCCTGTTAGAGGGTTTATTTCTTTACCTTCTGGGCATATTTTAGCAGGTTTTAATTTTTTAATTGGTTTATTTATATCTTTATGAATTACAACTTTATCTAATTTTCTTTTTTCTATTAAATTGATATTCTCATAAGAGTATAAATCTATATCATTATATTTAGGTCTTTCCAAATTAAGATAATTATATAATGCCGATTTTGTTTTTTCTTCCTCGAAAATATTTAATAGGTTTCTTTTATCGTTTAAATACTTAGAATATTCTAAATCTTGATTTATTCTCGGTACTTCATATATTTCGTTATATTTTATTTTTTTTTGATTTATTATATTTTCTTTATCATTTAAATTTTTAAAATACTCTTTAATATTATTTTTTAATATTATAGTATCATTTATATCATATTTATCATTATTACAAATATTAATAATATTTTTTTCTATATTTCTTAATATATCCATTTAATAATATTAAGGATAAAAAATAAACTATATTAATGTTGAACAATATCTTCAAACATACTTTTATAAAAAGTTTGGAGATTTTCTGCCGGATTTAATTGTTCTTCATAAACACTTCGTGGAACATATTTAACAACTACTTTTTCTTTTTTACATTTATTTATTTTACTATAATAACCTTGTATTATAAGTAAAGACCCTATAAATAATAAAAATATAGCAATTGCTTTCATATCAATGTTTATTAGCCTCTAAAATAAGTAAATTATTTATTTTCTTCATTTTTTCTTTCACTCCATACATCTACATTTTCTATAACTTCCTTTATGCTAGATAAATTTACAGTTGTATCAGTAATATCCTCATTTTCTTCATTTATAGCATCTATAGGAGTTTGATTTTTTTGAGCATCAATTGACGATTGGATACTGTTTAATTTTCTACTTTCGAATAAAGCGTCTTTATCCTCCATATTTTGTTTATATTCTTTCATTAATGTATTTAGTTGCGTGTTTGAATATTCTATATTATTGATAAATTCAGGGTCTGGAGACCAAGCGCACCAACATCCCACCTCAGCAACATAAATATGAAATTTATCTCCTAATTTTTTTAGAAATTCACTGCGAATTTTTGCTTCTTCAATTGTTTCAAAAGAACCTCTAACTTTTACACCACGAATACTTGTAACCGCGCCATATTTTTCGGCATATTTATTCTCTAAATCTTCATTATTAACTGATTTAAAAAATTTATATTGTTCATTTAATTCATTTGCGTCCAAAATATATTTATGGTTTTCCATAACATTATCAATTAAATCTTTTGATTCTGGATATTTATCTTTAATATTATTAAAAATATCTTTTACATTGTTTGAAAAACTTTCAATAAATTTACTAAAATATAATACATCTTTATTTATAATAGCATCCTCAGGACTAATAAATGATAATAGCACATATTTCTGTCCTCTTATTGGTTTGTCCTCATCTAAATGGTCTTCGACGCGAGTTTCTACTAATTCTATTTTTTGTGTTTCACTTGTCATATTATAATAATTTAATATATCTATAATCTTATATATATTTTATATTATAATAATAAAGAATATGAAAGAAACTTTTTTCAATAGCAATGATACATTAATAAAATTGTTTAAATATATATTTATGGGATTTGTAGTTGTTTATATAGCAGCAATATTACCGAATAATAATTTGGAAGCTGGGGAATTATTTATATTAGGTTTATCGGCAGCAAGCACATATTCAGTTTTAGATATGTTTTCTCCTTTAATATCAAAATATGCGAGTGATGGTATTGGATTAAAAGAAAGTTTTACATTGGATAACATTTTATTATGATTTTATAGCGATGGAATAATTTCATAATTTAAATCAATACATATTTTTTTCCATATCTGATCTTGAATATATAATTTTTCTCTACTTTTCAGTAGAGGAAAATATCGTAGATATTCATTTAACCCGAGAATTTGAAAAAATTTATATAATACATAACTATATGATAAAAAGTTTTTTCTATCTTTTGGACAATGTTTCAAAAATGGTGCTTGAATACTTCTAAACATACTGCATAATTTTTCTTCTAATTCTGGACTAAATTGAGGAGTTGGTATTCCATTTATTCTATTTATAATATAATTAATATGTTCATAATATTTATTAATACGTAATCTTTTTAAAATATCACGCATTTTTGTATATGTTATTTTTTTTAAATCTATAATTTTTTCTTTTTTTATTTCTGCTAATATTTTTTCAAAAATTTCGTCTGGTATGTCTGTACTTTCTTTACCCTGAACTTGATTACACCATTCGCGAAAATGGTTTATACGTTTATAGCAAAAATGAGAAGTATCCTTAGTATTTTGTTTTAATATTGGTCTATTTTGTTCTACTAATAATAATTCTTGATATCCACAATTATTACATATTATTATCGCATCATGTTGTAAACAAGTCATTTGTATTTTACATTGTTTACACATTTCTATATTTTCTTCCTCGACATTTCTAACGTGTTTTTTATTTATAATAGACATATATTTGTCTACAAGTGTGCTTTTATCTTCTTTAATAATATTTTCTTCAATATTTAAAGATTTTTCATCATTATTATTTACAATATTTATATTTTCATCTATATTATATGATTTTTTTTCTTCATTTATATTATTTAAAGCATCTAAAACATTAATTGTATTCGAAGAATTATTTATTTTTTTTTTTTTACTTTCGGTTTTAATGGTTTTCATTTGTTTCATATGTAAATCTGAAGAAGATTTAATAATATTATCTTTTCCAATTAATACATTATTAATATTCGCTTGTTTTTCTACTGTTTCATAATACTGAAATAATATATAGCTTGTATTTTTATAATATTCAATTTCATCTATATTATTAAGCTCATTTATTTTAGTTTTAACATCTATTATTTTTTCTCTTAATTCAATATTACTGTTCCATAAATTTCTATTTATTTCATATATTTCTTCGTCATTATATTGATTTTCTTTATTTTCACATAGCTTATTATTTACTATATTTAAATTATTATCATATTCTATTAATAAATTATTGTAATATTCAATTTGTTTATTGGAATTTTCAAATTTTTTTATCATATTATTATGCATTGCGTCAAGAGTGTAACTTTCATTTGTGTCTATATTAATTTTTTTTTTTGATGATTTCTCTTTAAACATCATTATAATAGAATTATTAATATATAGTTTTATATGAATTATTTTTAATATTCGCGTACTTATTTATATTTTTTTCTCCTCTAATAGTATAAAAGAATATAGCGTAAATGGGTGGTGGTCTTCTTCAACTAGTTGCTTATGGTGCTCAGGATGTTTATTTAACAGGTAATCCTCAAATTACTTTTTTCAAAGTTGTATATCGTCGTCATACTAACTTCGCTATTGAAGCTATTCAACAGACTTTTAACGGCAATCCTGGATATGGAAATACAGTAACATGCCAAATATCTAGAAATGGTGATTTAATAAATAGAATGTATGTACAGGTTGATATTCCTGAAGAAAAAAGCACCGCATGCCAATATGTAAATTATTTAGGCTTAAGATTATTAAAATCCGTAGTTATTGAAATTGGAGGACAGCAAATAGATAAACATTACTCAGATTGGTTATATATCTGGAATGAATTATCATTACCTGTTGGAAAGCGTGAAGGTTATAACTCTATGGTAGGTGCTGAAGGTGTATCCGCATCAAATAAAACATTATATATACCACTTGAATTTTGGTTCTGTAGAAATGTTGGTTTAGCACTTCCTTTAATAGCTCTTCAATATCATGAAGTAAAAGTTAAAATTGAATTTGAAACAAAAATTAATTGTGTATGTAAAACAACTGGTGGTGTGGCTGAGACTACTGATTTAACAGATGTTCCTAATATAACTAATGTTTCATTATGGGTAGATTATATTTTCCTTGATACTGACGAGCGCAGACGTTTCGCACAATTATCACACGAATATTTAATTGAACAATTACAATTTACAGGAACTGAAACTTTAAATCCTGGGTCTAATCGTGTAAAATTAAATTTTAACCACCCTTGCAAGGAATTAATATGGGTCGCTAAATTAGCTTCCCCTGTAAATATCCATTCTCGTTGGTATGATTACACTAACACTGATATTGCGGATGGCAACAAATATGTTTTAGATGATCTTTGCACTAATCCATTTAAAGATGCTATATTACAATTAAATGGAAATGATAGATTTGCTTTAAGAAAAGGGTCTTATTTTAACTATGTTCAACCATATCAACATCATTCTAATATTTCTAAAAATCACGGAATTAACGTATATTCATTTGCTCTTAAACCTGAAGATCATCAACCAAGTGGCACACTTAATATGTCTCGTATCGACACTGCTACTTTGATGGTAACAGTATCAGATGAATTATATACAGGTGCTAATTACCCTCTCCCTGCTTCAACTAAGACAGCAACATATAGAGGCATCAATATTTATGCTGTAAATTACAACGTATTACGCATATTATCTGGTATGGGTGGTCTCGCTTATTCCAATTAAATTTTAACTATTTTATTTTTTTATTACTTTATAATATTAGTTTGTGTATATTATACATCTTTTTTTTTTCTCCTCTAATAGTATAAAGAATATAGCGTAAATGGGTGGTGGTCTTCTTCAACTAGTAGCTTATGGTGCTCAGGATGTTTATTTAACTGGTAATCCTCA